CGAGCGCCGCGGATGCCTTTGTTGGCAGGTCGAGTTCTTCAGCACCGGAAAACAGCCCTTCGACGAACCCATCGAGTTCCTGCCGACGGATCAGCGCCAGCTGAGCAAGCCCGTCGCGCGTGGGCGTAACCGTTGGCCGCACCAGCCGGAAGGGATCGCTCCGCTTCTGATGGCGCGTGAGCGAGTTCCAGAGGCCGTTGACAAGAACGCCGATCAATTCGTTGACGGCGTCGAGGCTTTCAAATTCGGGTAGTTCTCCGCCCCACAGGTTTTTTACAACAGTGATCGGTGAAGCTGACATCGCCGGCGTAGCGATGTTGCCCAGAAAGCGAGTTCGGATTTCGTGAAACGGAACTGGGCAAGCATAGGTTTCGAGCAGAGCCAGAATCTTCTTCTCGTTGGCTATGACAGGCGGTTTTCTCTCTTGCGGCACGCGGCGATCCTTTCAGGCACGAACCCTGCTCGCTCTCTGATTCACTGATTGGGCGGCGAAACGCCACTCGGCGTCAACCCGGATAGCTCCCAGTCTATTCGAACACGGGATCCATCTGCTCCTCCCACGGCAACTCTGTCACCGCCATCAGATCATTGATCGATATGGCGGGCTGCTGACGGGTGATGACGAGAGTCTCAAGGACGCTCGGGGACAGATACGCCAACCGGATCATCCGTCCCACGAACCGGTCGGAGACCTTCTCGGTGGCGGCGATATCCTGGATTGTGGAAGCGGAACCGGTTTCCAGCCGCCGCCTCCAGCCCCATGCTCGGCCTATGGCGCGCAGGACATGCGGGCTCTGCGATTGATCCTCGCTGGGCCTGTAGTCGGCGGGTGGCGTGATTTTCGGCCGCCCGTTCTTCTTCCGGACCTTCAAAGGGATCAGGACGCGGATCGTATCGTGATCCTCGCTCATTCAGCGGCCTCCATCTTGCGCGGCGCGAGCATCTCGCGGATCATGCTGCTGACACCTTCGCGCTGAATGTCGACCTCGAGCCCCGCAGCGGTGACGGTGACGCGCCTGACGAGAAGCTGGATGATCCGTGCCTGCTCGGCCGGGAACAGCTGCCCCCACAGCTCATCGAAGTCATGCAGTGCCGCGATGGCATCGGCTTCTGAGGTTCCGCCCTGTTCTCGTTTCAGGGACGCCAGCACCTGCGTGACGACATCCGGCGTCTTAAGGATGCGGCGGACCTCGGTGACGACGGCGTCCTCGACCATCCCTGCGGCGAGCCGCAATGGCGCTGTTTCCTCGCCGGTCTCGCGGTTCCGGATCACATCCATCGATACGTAGTAGCGGTAAAGCTTCGCGCCCTTCTTGGTGCTGGTCGGTGTCATTGCTGCGCCGGTATCGCTGAAGATCAGCCCCTTCAGCAGCGCGGGCGTCTGCGCGCGGCTGTTGTTCGCCCGTTTCCGGGGACTCTCCTGAAGGATGGCATGGGCGCGGTTCCAGAGATCTTCTTCGATGATGGCCTCGTGTTCTCCGGGGTAGGCTTTGCCCTTGTGCATGGCCTCGCCGCGATAAACGCGGTTGTTCAGCACCCGATAGAGGTAGCCTTTGTCGATCAGCGTGCCCTTCTTATTGCGGAATCCATCGCTGCGGAGTTCCCGCGCCAGCACGGTGGCGGAACCGAGTTCGATGAAACGCGCGAAGATTGCGCGCACGGAGGCCGCCTCGGCGTCGTTCATCACCAGCTTTCGATCCTGAACGTCGTAGCCGAGAGGCACGTAGCCGCCCATCCAGATGCCGCGCTTGCGCGATGCCGCCACCTTGTCGCGGATCCGCTCGCCAATGACCTCGCGCTCGAATTGGGCGAAGGACAGCAGGATGTTCAGCGTCAGCCGCCCCATGGAGGTGGTGGTGTTGAAGGACTGCGTCACCGAAACGAAGGTCACCCCGTTTCGGTCGAACACCTCGACCAGCTTGGAAAAATCCATCAGCGAACGACTGAGGCGGTCGATCTTGTAGACCACGACGACGTCGATCAGACCATCGTCGATGTCGGCAAGCAGCTGCTTGAGTCCGGGCCGGTCAAGAGTGCCGCCGGAAAACCCGCCATCGTCATAGCGCTCTCGCGTGGCGACCCAGTCCACCTCCTGCGCGGCCAGAGAGGCTGGCGGCAATTCGGTCACGACCTGCCGTGCGCGATAGAACACGCCTGATTTCAGCAGCGGTTCGCTAGACCAGGCCCAATCAATAAAGCCTTCCTTGCCGACAACGATCATGGCGCGCTTGTCGGTGATGGTCATCCACTTCAGGATCGCCGCCGTCAGGGACACGGCATATCGGTCGGCCAGTGCGGTCATCACGTCGATGTCGATGGACCGGCCCTTGATCTGGGCGCGGAAGTCATCAAGCGGCATCAGCAGGTACGAGGCAAAGGTGTTGGCCTCGCCCTCGATCTTGGTCACGCTCTCGTCCCAGTCCGCCATGTTGCGATTGGTGCACTTGATGCCAGCCGGGTGCACGTGCCGATGCAAGAGATAATGCCCCAGCTCATGGGCCAGCGTGAAGTTGCGGCGCCCTGCAGAGTGGATGCTTTCGTTATAGATGATGCCCCACTCGCCCGAGCCGTCGCCGCGCGGCATCAACATGCCTTCCACGCCCTTCGACAGGTTCAGCCCGCCGACCATCGTGATCGGAGCGTCAGGAAACACCTGCCGCGAGAAGTTCTGCGCCAGCGCCGCCACATCGATCGGAAACCTCGGCAGCCCGTGCGTGTTCTGAATGGCCGACAGAATCTGGGTCAGGCGGATCGCCCACCCCTTGGGCGCCGCAGGCAGACTCACTCTTTTTTCCCCCACATGTCGATCATCTGGTTGATCTTGGCCTGATCGTCGGGGGCGAGCTTGCTGAACTTGCGGAAGAAGGCCTCCTTCAAGACCTCGTTGCCGGGCTCTTCACTGTCATCGAGGAGGTAATCGGTCGTGACATCGAGAGCTTGGGCGATGCGAGTCAGCTTCTCGCCTGACGGTTTTCTGGTGTCTCGGTTCTCCAGTTCCCAGATGTAGCTCTTGCTCGAGTCGGTCAGCTCGGCGAGCTTGTCGAGGGAGTATCCCTTTTCCTGGCGGTGGCGCTTGATCTTCGCACCGAGGGACGTGGTCATCGTTTCATCCTTGTTTTCCTTGGGTTCAGGACGCGCGTTCGGTATGCCGAACAAAAACATGCGGCGCAAGTAGACTCGACGGATCGTTCGATATATATCGAACGCCAGCGTATCGCGCTGCGCTGATTCCTATCTCCTCCCGGCCAAGAAAGGGCCCCGTATGACCGCCATTGCCGCCTTCCTCCGTAAGACCCCCGTCACCCGTTTGCACGATTACTTCGCTGCCGGTGGGTTCACCTCTCTTTCGCCAATCGACTGGACAAAGCCCGAGCCAGACGTCGTCGAGCCGCTGATCAAGGCCGTGGACGGCATGTCCGACGACGAAAAGCAGCGGGTGGTCCTCGATGCCGGCCGTGTCGCGGCTCTCGCTGATGAACCGGGGCAGAACGCCCTGCAAAACGTCGTGCAGAACCGCGCTGTCTTCGACACGCTGGAGGGAGCCAACAATCGCTCGCTGTGGGTTTTTCTGAAGGAGCCTGATCGGTTCCGCCTGGCGGAAGAGGTGCGCTACAACGACGAGCGTCGCCGGACGCGGTCCTGGAGCGGGTTTGGTGTTGATGCCGATCTGGAGGTGAAGAACGACCCGATCTCGCTCGCGGCGTTTACGGCGGCAATCCGCGCGCGGTTTGAAACGCCCAACGTCCATGTCGACATCTTCGACCGCCACCGGGTGATCCTCGAGGGTGAAGAATGTGAGCTCGTCCAGGTCGCGGTCTACCGGGAGGGGCGCCCTGAGGACATGCTAGGCTTCGATGCCAACAGCACCTTGTCGCGCCGGATCGTGAAACCGGTCTTTGAGGCGGCGCTGACCTACGAGGCTGCGACCGGCGTTATCGAGGTTGTAGCCAAGACCCGCGAGGACCGGATCGATCTCACCCGGTACATGGCGCGCGATTTGCTCGGCATCACCCTTGGTGAGGACCAGTCGCTGCCCCTGCGCGAATACGACCTTAGCATGCTGCTCCGGCCCTTCGACTTCCCGACCGACCCTATTGATGGGATCGCCAGCGTAACGGTCAAGGAATTGCGCTATATGGATTTGTCAGCACCCGAGGAAAGGGTCACGCTGGAAGCAATGTCTGGGGCGAAGAGAAACATCTGGGAACTGGGCGACGACTTCTTTTTGGCGGGTGGCTATCCCAAACTTTCGAGCGCGCACGAAACTGTCAGTCGGATGTCGGCACCAGGCTGGATCATCACGCGGGCCCGATTCACGATCAAGTTCTATCCAGGACCGGAAGACGGTCGCGGCAAATCCCTGACGCTCACCGTCACGATGCCGCATGGCTGCAACCTCAAGGATGTGACTCCGCATGAGCGTCTGATCGGTGAGAAGTACCTGCGCCTCTGGGGCATCCTGAAAGACGACAATGACCAAGGCGACGTCCTTGAGTAAGCGGGCGATCGACCTCCTGCTGCGGGCCATGGAAGCCCGCAGCCCGTCTCTGCAGGCATCGACGCTGCACCAGGTTTCGCGCCGCGCGACCGACATGCTGCTCGAGGCCAAGCTGCTGGTGGCGAACGGGCATGTCCCGGTCGTCGCTGCAATGGACGATTACGAAGATGAACCGATCGAGGCCATCTGGTCGCCCGAGCAAAAGTCATTTGGCTATCACAACAGCACGGGCCGCTGGATCAAAGTCGACAATCAGGAGATCGCGGCGTGCAAGGTCGACTACGGGTTGGCGCTTGCCAGGATGCTGGTCGCGTTCGAGCGGGCGGGGCCACCGAGCCCGGCGCCTTTGATCGCCGATCTTGTCTTGGACGTTGGCACCATCAAGCTTTCCGGAACGAAGGCCCCCGTGCCGGTCTGGTTTGCGCGGCGGCTCGGCGACCCTGCGGTATGGGCACAGCTCGATGGACTGCTCGTGCGCAGGCCGCCAGAGGAGGTCCGTGTCATCCTGACATCGACGCCGGGCGATCGTATTCCGATCAACACCCAGAAGCGAAACGTCGTCGTCGGCGTAGCGGATGTGTTCGGCGCCCCGGGCAAGCTCGCGATCTCGCCGCAGGCCCTCGGTTCGAGGGTTTTCCCGGGTCAGGCGCAGCACGAGTTTCCGATCGACCATTCTGAGGATTGCGGGTTCGTCTGGCATAGGGGCGAAACGCTGATTTTTGGCGGGGACAAGCAGCGCCAGCTCCTTCAGCTTCTGTTTGCCGCCTACTGGTCGAAATCGCCTGTCCTGCGCGTCACGACCCTGCTGGTGGAGGTTGGCTACGGCGACCAGGTCAACACTCTGAAAAAGGCGTTCGGTCGGCGCAACGACTGGCAGCACTTCATCAAGTTCGATGACGGGAATTGCTGGATCGAACCCTGATCCGGCCATCTTGATTCCAGTGAAAGGCCGTCCTTCTGGGCGGCCTTTTCGCATTGTCGGGCAGTGATCTTCCCAAACTCCCGGTTTGCCTCCCGCCTGCCTCCACGATGCCTCCCACCCAGTCGGCCATGTTGATCCCGCAAGTGTTCGCACAAATCCGAAGGAGGTTCACATTGCGCTAAGACACCTGTCCCAGATCGAGCTGGCGGCTCGCTGGAACATTTCGCACCGCACGCTGGAGCGTTGGCGGTGGACGGGCGAAGGCCCGAAATTCATCAAACTCGGTGGCCGGGTCATCTACCGGCTCGAAGACGTCGAGGCATTCGAGGTCGAGCAGATCCGCGGCTCGGACCACGAGCCCCATCGCCCGATGTCGGCGTGAGGGGAGACGACATGACAATCTCTAACCATATCACCCTCGCGGACATCCATCGCATGCCGGTAGGCCAGATCGCAGCGCTGCCGGCGGATCAACTGGCAATGCTCAAAGACGCGGCCGATCAGCAGCTCACCCAAGCCAAAACGGTCTCTGATTGGCTCGATGGCGCCATCTCCCTGAAATACGCTGACCGTGCTGCAGAATGCCGCTTTGAGGCCGGCAAGGACACCGGAACGATCCGCTTTGAGGACGGCGGCGTCATAGTGATCGCCGACCTGGTGAAGCGGATCGAATGGGATCAGGCGAAACTCGCCCAGATCGCCGAAAACATCGCCTCGGCGGGCGAAGACCCGGCCGAGTTCATCGAAACCACGCTGAAGGTGTCCGAACGCAAATACACGGCGCTGCCGGAATCCTGGCGCAAGGGATTTGAACCCGCACGGACGGTGCGAACCGGTAAGCCCAAGTTCCGCCTGGTGCTGGGCGAGGAGGTGCGCTGATGGCCATTTCTCTCGCATCCCTGCGCACGACCTCGGCGCTGACGCCGCCGCGCATCCTGATCCACGGCGTGGCCGGGGTCGGCAAATCCACCTTTGCGGCCGATGCCGACCGACCCGTGTTCATCATGACCGAGGATGGGCTTGGCAAGCTGCAGGTTCCGCATTTTCCGCTGGCAACCAGTTATGCCGAGGTGGCGGAGGCGCTCGACGCACTGCTGGATGAGGACCACGATTTCGGGACTGTTGTCATCGACAGCGTCGACTGGCTGGAGCCGCTGATCTGGGCCGAGGCGTGCAAGCGCAACGGCTGGCAGTCGATTGAAACGCCCGGCTTCGGCAAGGGCTATGCCGAGGCTGTTACTGTCTGGCGGGAATATCTCGACAAGCTGAACGCGCTGCGGGACCGCAAGGGCATGGTGATCATCCAGATTGCCCATACCGACATCAAGCGTTTCGACAGCCCCGAGCACGAGCCCTACGACCGGTATGTCATCAAGCTGCAAACCCGCGCCTCGGCGCTGCTGCAGGAACATTCCGATGTGGTGCTCTTCGCCAATTACCAGATCTCGGTCGCGAAATCCGATGTCGGCTTCAACAAGAAGGTGACCCGGGCGCTCGGGTCAGGTGCGCGCGCCATGCACACCGAAGAGCGCCCCGCCTTCCTCGCCAAGAACCGTTACGGCCTGCCGGACACCCTGCCGCTCTCGTGGTCGGAGTTCCTCGCAGCCATGCCGCAATCCGCTTAAGCCCTGAAAGGATAAGACCATGGCACGTTTTGATACGTCCTTTGACGCGACCAGCGTCGAACCCACCACTCCCTACGAGCTTTTGCCCGCTGGCAAGTACCGCGCCCAGATCGTCGAAAGCGAGATGCGCGTGACCCGCAACGGCATGGGCCAGTTTCTCTGGCTGATGCTTGATATCCTCGAGGGGGAACACAAGGGCCGGAAGATTTTCGATCAGCTGAACCTGGTGAACCCGAACCCGACCACCGTGGAAATCGCGCAGCGGACGCTGTCGGCCATCTGCCATGCGACGGGCAAGATGCATGTCAGCGACAGCGAGGAACTGCACCTGATCCCGATGACGATCCAGGTGAAGATCAAGCCGCCAAAGAATGGCTACGGCGAGAGCAATGCCATCGCCTATCTGCCGCCTGAACGTGGGGCAGCCGCGGTGCGCGTCGCAAAGCCTGCTGCAACCCCCGCAGCGTCGCCCGCCATACAGACCGCTGCGCCCGTCAAGATGGCCTCCGCTCCCTGGAACAAGAAGGGCTGATCTGCCGCGCCGCCCTGTCCTCCTGACGGACGGGGCGGTGCTCAACCCCATCTGAGGAAACTCCCATGACCGATCTGACCAACGCGGCCCCCGTGGCCGTGATCAACCCCGGCTTGCCTGATGACCCGCGCCGGTTGATCGAACTCGACGATGCCATTGCCAAGATCCGGACCCAGATTGCGACTGCCGATCTGGCGCGTCAGCGGGGCCTCAAGCCCATCGACCCGGACTGGTTCCACCGCGCGCGCACCGCCCTGCGCCATCTCAGCCGCGAGCGCGCCGAATTGCTTGCCAAGGGGACAGGTCGCCGCCGCCGCGAGAAGCTGAAGGACGCCCTGATCGACGTTTTGCGCGCACGGCACGACCCTGAAACCTGGAACGGCATTCTGGCCGAGGCACAGGCCCGCAGCGAACGGGAGGGTCTGTGATGGCGGATCTTCCTCCTGCACCGACGCCAACGCTGACGGCGATCCATGCCGATTACGAGGCCCGCCAGGGAGATGGCTTTCGCGATCACCTTGGCGCGTCGATCATCGGCAAATCCTGCGCCCGGGCGCTCTGGTATGATTTCCGCTGGGTGACGCCATCCCATCATTCCGGCCGCCTGCTGCGCCTCTTTGAGACCGGGCAGATGGAAGAGGACCGACTGGTCCGCAACCTGCGCGCCACTGGTGCCACTGTCCTCGAAGTCGATCCCGATACTGGCCGCCAGTTTCGCGTCGATGCCCACGGCGGGCATTTCGGAGGCTCGCTCGATGGGGTCGCCATTGGCCTCCTCGAGGCCCCGAAAACCTGGCATGTGCTGGAGTTCAAGACGCACTCCGCCAAGAGCTTTGCGGATCTGACTGCCAAAGGGGTGGTGCTGTCGAAGCCCCAGCATGCCGCGCAGATGCAGATCTACATGCACCTGACGGGCATTGCGCGCGCCTTCTATGTCGCCGTCTGCAAGGACACCGATGCTCTGCATATCGAGCGCATCGAGGCCGACGGCGCGATGGCAGAACGCCTGCTCGAGAAAGCCGGTCGGGTCATCTTCGCCCAGCACCCCCCGGCGCGGATCAGCGAGGACCCGGCCTGGTTCGAATGCCGGTTCTGCGATCACCATGGCGTCTGCCACGATGGTGGCGGGGCGGCCGTGACCTGTCGGTCGTGCCTGCATTCCACCGCCGTGGACGGCGGGTGGCATTGCGTCCGTCACGACCGGATGCTCGCGCCGCCTGAACAGCGTGCGGCCTGCATCCGCCATCTCTTCATCCCCGATCTCGTTCCGGGCGAGGTCATCGATGCGGGCGACGATGTCGTCACCTACCGCATGCCCGATGGCTCCACTTGGACAAACGACGCCCGCACTCCGGAGGCCTCTGCATGCTGACCTTGCGCCCCTATCAACAGGCCGCGATCACCGCGATCTACGGCTATTTCCAGAACAGCACCGGCAATCCGCTGGTGGTCATTCCGACTGCGGGCGGCAAAAGCCTGGTGATGGCCGCGTTCATCGAGGGCGTACTGAAAGCCTGGCCCGATCAGCGCATCCTGATCGTCACCCATGTCCGCGAACTGATCGCCCAGAACCATGCCGAAATGATCGGCCTCTGGCCCGAGGCCCCGGCCGGGATCTACTCGGCGGGCTTGGGCAAGCGCGAGGCACAGGCCCGCATCCTCTTCGCCGGCATACAGTCCATCCACCGCCGCGCTCAGGAAATCGGCCATACCGATCTGGTGCTGATCGACGAGG